AGTCGTTTCAATTTCAATACAAGCTGATACCATTTCTAAGGGTGACCAATGCTTGTGTTTAATAAGGTACTTAACGAGCTTTTCATTTGTTTCCTTATTAGATTGATTAGATGGATTACTCACACGAGCACAATAGGCTATTAAATCAAGAGCTGAATCATTAGCTGCATGAGGAGCTTGAGAGTGAGAGATGAGTTTTACTTTCATAGTATTTCCTTATTTGGATTGTGTTTTAAATAGCTCAGCAAAATGGTCGAATACGCCAGGGTTATCCTGCATTACTTTATCGAAGTTTCGCTTCATTGTTTCAAGGCCCTTCTTATTTCCTTCATCTCTCATTTTGGCTACTCTTGCTTTAATCTTATCGTAGTCAAACTTGTCAGCTGGATATATAGTGGGTTTCCATACTACAGTAGAATCCTTTGGGATTCCATAGTATCTTCCGTCGTCTTTATAGTTATATTGTACTGTCATAATGTTTCCTGTTTAAAGTTGATATGTCATTCTAACATAGATTTTAGTATTTGTCAACCCTTTTCTGCAAATCATTTAGAACACTTGGTTATATGTATATTCCAAAAAGATATAAAAAAATGCAAAAACATGTTGACAATTCCCTCTTGTTATGTTAGAATAGTACTATTAAATCAAACAAGAAGGAAAATTGAGATGAAAGCAGAAATTATAAAGATTGACATGAATACCTTTACCGGTACAATTCCATTTGGCTTTGACCTTGTGGAATACGCTCACGGGTTTGACCCAGTGAACGACGGATGTGTATTATATGGATTTGACGAGGTTGGAGCGTTTTTCTCTAACCCACTACATTGTTTCTTAAAAATCTCTTAAAATGAATGTACCTTTTATAACGCGTTACGTACATGCACACGAGGCAAGACAATTATTTGAAACAATTTCAACTTTTTTTACAAAAAGGGTTGACAAATCAGAAAGAACGTGTTACAATAGTCTCATATTAAATTAATGGAAAAGGTGAAAACATGAAAAAACTCGTTATACAAACTCAATACAAAGAGAACTATGCAGCATGGGACTGGGATGGCCAGGGTGAATGCCCACAGGGCTGGAAGTTCAAAGGTGGCACGACTTACGTTATGCCGAATTGTGCTGAGGATATCGACGTTGATAGCGTGGTTGAAGCCATTTCATCTCACATCACTGTGAGTAACGACCACACTGCTGAATATATAATTTCAGCGGATGTTGTTGACTACAACAAGAAAGTCTGCGAAGACTGGGAAACTACTACAGAGTTTACGCTCTTCAGTGGTAAGCCTGGACAAGTTACTTTTATGAAAGTGACTGACAATCGTGACATGGGTTACATGAGGTCTGAGATTCTCGAGAAAATCGAAACTTGGACTGCTGAACTCGGCGGTGGTTACTTAGACCGTGAGAATTACTCTGCTGAGTTTCTCATGGAAGACGGAGATTTCTGCAGAGGAAATGCAGAGTTAACTGAGTGGTTTGATGCTCAAAAAGAGGTTGCTTAATGGCAAAACAAAAACAAGAAGAATTTAGAATACTGACAGCCCGTCAGCATGTTCGAGAACGTATCGGCATGTACATGGGCTCAAGCTCTAAAGAATCTATTGAAAGATTTGTATTAGGCGAATGGAAAGCTGTAGAATACGTTCCTGCTCTCACTAAGATGATTGATGAGATTTTGGATAATGCTATTGATGAAGCCATTCGTACTAATTTTAAAAAGGCTAATAAAATTAATGTTACTGTTAATGAAGCAACAAATACAATTACAGTAAATGATAATGGCCGTGGTATTCCTCACGACAAAATACATGACGAAGCATCTAATAAAAAGATACAAAGACCAGTTGCAGCATGGACAAGAGTCAATGCAGGAACATCATTTGACGATGAACGAGTCACTATTGGAACAAACGGTGTTGGTTCAGCAGCAACCAACTTCTTATCTACATCTTTCCAAGGTAAAACTTGGTCAGGTGGAAACTTACTTGAAGTAACTTGTACAGACGGGGGTAACACAGTAAATGTTAAAGAAAAGAAAAGAGCAGGGAGCGGAACGGAAGTTTCTTTCACGCCAGACTTCAGCTTATTTGAGACAAACTCACTATCAACTTTGGGTACGCTGGACTTGCTTGAAGATAGACTTATATCTTTATCGATGTCGTTTCCGGAAATTCGTTTCTCGCTTAACAACAAAAGAATAGCGATCAATGATTTAAAGAAATATGCATTACAATATAGTGAAGATACAGTTATTGACAAGAGCGATAATCTATCATTCTTCTTTGCACCATCTGAAGATGGATTCAGAACTACCTCTTATATAAACGGTGTTAATACAAGACAAGGTGGAATCTATGTAGAGCATCTTGTTAACAATACTGTTGATGAACTGATTACGCTTATTAAACGTAAACATAAAATTGAAGTTGCAAAGACAACTATTAAAGGTGGACTTACATTTGTAATGTTCGCAAGAAACTTTGTGAATCCAAAATTTGACTCACAAACAAAAGAGAGATTAACTAACTCTCTCGCAGAGGTAAGAGCTCACTTAGAAACATGTGATATTAAGGATTATAATTTCCTTGCTCGTAAGATACTCAATACACCAGTTATTATTGACCCAATCATTGAAGCTCAACTTGCTAAGAAGTTAGCTGCAGACAAACGTGCTGCAACAATGGCTCAAAAGAAATTACGTAAAGTCAAAGTTGCAAAACATATTGCTGCTAACAAAGATGATGCTACTCTTAAAATTGTAGAGGGTGATTCAGCTATGGGATTCTTATTGAAAGTTCGTGACCCAAACAAGGTTGGAGCATTTCCATTGCGTGGTGTTATTATGAATACTTGGGATATGAAACCTGCAGATGTTCTGAAAAACAAAGAACTATCTGAATTGGTAGCTGTACTAGGACTTGACATTAACGACGAAGACAGCGTTGACAATATGACATATAAACATATTGCTACCTTAACAGATGCCGACCACGATGGTATTGGTCACATCAGTCCATTGTTAATTGCATTCTTTTATAAGTTCTGGCCACGACTACTTCTTGAGCATAGAGTTAAAATTACTCGTACTCCAATTATGATATCCACATTTAAGGATAAAGTTAATTGGTTCTATACTTACGAAGAAGCATCTGAGTTCAAGCAAAAGAATTCAAATTGGAAACATCGTTACATTAAAGGACTCGGATCGTTGACAGAAGAGGAATATGATGTTATAATTAACCAACCACGGTACGATACTGTTTCAGTAGACGATGCCGGTCTTTTCCAAATGATGTTTGGTAAGGATAGTAATTTACGAAAGGAGTTTATGTTCGCATGAGTGATTTGACAAACTATATTAATGACGACAATCAATACTACCCATTGTCAAATGTTGCCGCAAGAGAGTGGAAATCATTTGCAATGTACACCGTTGAAAATCGTGCGATACCAAATATGATTGACGGACTAAAACCCGTGCAAAGGTTTTACCTATACTCCAGTATTCAAAACACAAAAAGAGATTTCAAAAAAGTTTCCGCCGTATCTGGTATCATATCAGATTATGGCTACAATCATGGCGAGGGGAGCGCAGCCGGTTCTGGTCAGCTCATGGCCGCGACTTGGAATAACAACATTTGTTTAGTTGAAGGCCGAGGGTCCTTTGGTACAAGACTAATCCAAGACGCCGGTGCCCCTCGTTATGTCTATACTCGACTACATGACAACTTTACTAAGTATGTTAAAGATGTAGATTTGAGTCCAGTACATGAAGACCCAGAGCATGAGCCACCTGCACATTACTTACCAGTGATTCCATTAGTATTAGCAAATGGCACTAAAGGTATTGCAACAGGGTTCGCTACAAATATTCTACCACACTGCCCAGATAGTTTGGCTGCAGCTTGTGAAGAATACTTACGAACAAAGAAAATTGCTACAGATACTATTAAGGTAAAATTCCCAGAGTTCAGTGGTACAGTTAAACAAGACCCACTCGAGCCTAAGCGATATACCGTAACTGGGGTTTATGAGAAGACATCTAAGACACAACTTACAATCACTGAAGTACCTTATGGACTAGACAGGGAAGGGTATGTAAAGGTATTAGATAAACTTGAAGATGACGGAGATATAGTATCTTACGAAGACCTTTGTGATAAGAGTGGCTTTAAGTTTACAGTTAAACTCAAACTTGCATCATCAGCAAAATGGAATGATGCTAAAGTTATTAACAAATTTAAATTATCAAAAGTACTTAGCCAAAACTGTACTGTGATTGACCAAGATGGTAAGTTACGAGAGTACGATGATGTGAGTATTCTTGTTAAAGACTTTTGTGATTACCGTTTCGGTGTATTGCAGAAGCGTATTGACAAGAACCTTGCAACATTTGAAGCAGCAAAAATATGGCTACAAATTAAAATGGAATTTATCCAACTTGTACTTGATGATAAAATCACATTTAAAAATAAGAACAAAAAGCAAATAGGCGATGATATTATATCACACATACCAGAAGCAAGTGTCTTGCTCGACCGACTATTAGCAATACCATTTTCTAACTTAACATCAGAAGAGATTCTGAATTTGGAAAAACAAATCAAGCAAGCTGAGAAGGACTTAGACTTTTGGAATAAGGCGACACCTAAAAAGCAATTCTTGAGTGACTTAAAACTTATATAATGGAGAAAAATTATGGCTTATCCTAAAGCATTTATGCAAACACTTGGGTACTACCAATATGCCTACTATCCTAACGGAAAATTTGACAACACTGTAAACCCACAATACGATGGTAAAGGTGTTAAAACGAGATGCCTAGACCATCTTAAAGATAAACCTGTAGATATCGACAATCTAATTATTATCGGCAGAAACTTAGAAAAGTTTACTGAAGGTCGAGATGCTATTGAAGCTGTTCAAGCTGCAACTGAATCTATGCGAATCAATGTACTCGAACCAAAGCTTAATAAAATCAAAGGAATGTATGATGAACTATGGGTCAAAACTCCTATCAGTGTTCTTCGTGATGAGTGGTTAAAAACTCAAATTAATCCAGTTGCAGAATCACATAAATTTTGGAATGCTCATCCAGAGCTCGAAAGCGTTACTCAAGCAACTACAACAAACTCCTCTGGTTCTGTTTACCAAACACAAAGAATTAAAGGTACAGAATACAAGCTCTATGTTAACTATACTATTGACGGACCTGAAGTTGTTCTCAAAGTTAACTTTAGTAGGAAAGGAGTTGATGGCATGACAATGGACGAACTATTTGAAAAGTGGTCTACTCAATATGCAGAACTTGAAACAACTCCAGCAGGAGCTGATGGTGAATGGATTATTGCTGAAATAGGAAGCATTGAAGATACCATCGAATTTTTTGTTGAAGCAGCTTCTTATGAATGATTTAAAATTTACAACAGCAGGTGATTATATGAACCAAGAAAAAGACAAATGCGGCATGTGTGGCATTGAAACAGAATACACTAAAGATACTCATATTGATATGCGATATGGGTATGTAGAGGGAGCCGGACAATTCTGCAGAGTATGTTATACAGCAGGTATTGATACAGACAAAACTTTCGTGCATGAATATGAATAAAGTTTGGAAAATTTGGCAATACAGCCTTGGCGGATATTCAGACGATAAGACTGAGCCCTATGATAAGTATATCACAATTGTAAGAAGTGTTGTAGTGGGTGTTAACTTTATTACTTGCTTCTTTATTATGGCAAACGCTATTCACCACTGGTAATTCTACCAATTCTTAATATACAACATAAACGAGAGTGGTAAAACTGCTCTCCAGTTTTCTGCAAACATCTGTTCTATTTCATTGTTCTGAACATAAACACGACCCATATCTAAAAATGGTTTAACAACGGTATCTCTCCAGTTTTCAAAGCGTTGATCGCTTCCATAAAAAGCACTATGATGTACTCTTACGGCTATAAATCTAACTGAAGTACCAAGATAATCTAAATTATCTTCATGTAGTATATTAAACTCTGCACCATTCGCTGATACTTTTAAATAGTCAATATGCTCTATGTCATAATAGTCAACTAATTCTCTAAGTGACATGAGCTTTGTATCTTCTGGTATTTCACCATAGCCTAAAGTAAGGTCAACTTCAGTTCTTCCCATTGCTGCATGAATAGGTATTACTTTTGGTAGTTCATCTTGTTGTATACCGATAATATCTTCAGCACAATTTTTAATAGCACTTTTGAGTAAATTACGATTAGGCTCAATCATAAAAACTTTTTTGGCACCAGCATCTAAAGCTTTAGCTGAAAACATTCCAATATTAGCACCAATATCGACGCATATATCTTCTGGTAAAATCTCATACCACCAGTCGTAATCTTTTTTGTCGAAAAAGGATTTACTAAGAGAAGCAATATGGTTGATGGATAAGTCGGCTGTGTCTAGCTCGAAGGTAAGGTTATTTGGTTTTGAAAACATTATATAGTTCGCCTCGTATAAATAGTATAATAAACAAATTGTTGGAATTTATTGTATGATTAATAACTATTTATCGAGCGCGGGATTTAAAATAATCTTCAAAAGATTGCCGCATGTAGAATTTTTTTCAAATAAAATATTGCTACCATCGGTAACAACAAACGCAGTTAAGAGCGATACTCCACTTCGTGCCTACTATTCTGTAGGTGACCATTTAGCTTATGCTGATTTGGATTTAACATTTATTATTGATGAGAACATGGGTAACTATCGTGAGATTTTTAATTGGTTAAAAGGTATTGGTACTCCAGATACATTGGACCAATATGACAAACTAAAAAATAGTGCAGATGGTGATACTTCCGATGTTACTGTTTTAATTTTAGATAGTCATAAACAACCAAACTTAGAAGTAACCTACATTAACGCTATGCCCATCGGTTTGACTCCAGTAAGTTTAGATTTATCGAATCAAGATGTTCTCTATCCAGAAGCAACAGTGACTATGAGATACGATGCATTTGACATTAAGTTATTAAACTAGGGTTGACAAATCACAGCAAACCTGTTATAATATACTTTTATAGTTAACAACCGAGTTTACATTATGGATACAAATGACATATCAGCCCTATGGGCAAAAGATTCAGTAATCGACGAAACAAATCTTGTCGGAGAATCAAAACGAATCCCAGTGCTTCACAGCAAATATTACAATCTCTTTTATAGAGAAGTACTTCGGGTCAAAAAATTAAAAGCAGAATATAAAGAACTTGAAGCTCGTAAGCGTGAATATTACGATGGCTCAATGGCAGAAGAAGATTTAAAAGACAATGGCTGGAAGCCTTATCAGAAGAAAGTATTGCGTAACGAAGTAGATAAATATATTCAAGCAGATAAGGATATTATCAAACTCAGTTTAACTATTGATTACCATTCTGCTAATGCAAACTTTTTAGAAGACATTGTGCGAACTATTCATAGTCGCAATTTTATAGTAAAAAATATGATTGACATGTTAAAATTTCAAGCTGGTGATTATTAATGAATTGGTGGGATAAATTTCTCGAGTGGGGCTTTCAACAAGAAGCCAATAAACAATTCGCTGAAACACAAAAAATTATAGATGATGTAAATGCCATCGGAGGTGAACGACAACCTCAAAAGAAAGTTGTTGACATGATGGCTGACGATACTGACCCAGAAGAAATTACTATTGAAAACGCATATAAGACGAGATGGATTTGGTATCATACGATATTAGCTATCGGAATCTTTTTTACTAACATTATTTTATTCGGCATTTTTATATTATTAGCAATTAAGCTATGAGTGAACAGATAACCTTAGAACCTATTAATTCAGTCCACATGAAAGTTGTTGCAGATAGCGGCACACTCATGGAATTAGCTGAGCAATTTAGTTTCAGACCAGAAGGTTATCAATTTGTTCCTGCCTATAAAAATAGAGTATGGGACGGAATCATTAGATTATTCCAACCAATGCGACCAATTATCTATGTTGGTTTATATCCACA